CTATGACGATACGTTTCAACGTGGAATGCAGACCTACACCTTTACAGTTGTGGTTCTTGTTGGTCGCGTAGCTGAACGATCAGCCCAAAACGCCATAGATGCGTTCTGTTCTAGCACTGGTGCATCCAGCATTAAGTTAGCCATTGAGCGAGATAAGACACTCGGTGGGAAAGTGTATGATTTAAGAGTTACCGATATGAGAGCTTATGCAAGTATCGCTGTCGGTGAAGTAAACTATTTAGCAGCAGAGTTCTTAGTTCTCTGCTACGCAGACTAAGGGAGCAACACACAATGGCGAAATTCGCAGCCACCGACTACAAGGTAACTGTAAACGGTACAAACTTTTCAACAAACCTAAACAGCGTTGAACTCAGCATAGAATCCGATGACCTAGAAACCAGTGCTTTTGGTTCTGAGTGGAGAACTCGGATTGGTGGGTTAAAGTCCGGTTCTTTAACACTTCAGTTCATGCAAGACTTTGGTTCATCTTCAGTAGATGCAACTCTGTATCCATTGCTTAACACTTTGGCTACCGTTGTAATCGTTCCAACTTCAGGTTCTGTTACATCAACCAACCCTTCATACACCGCAACTTGCTTGGTAAACAGCTACTCACCATTTGCATCAAGCGTTGGCGACATTGCAACCTTGTCTGTAACTTGGCCTGTATCTGGCACAGTCACACGGGCTACGGCATAACCAATGAAGATCAACCTGCGCGTTACTTTTAATGATGAATCGGTAGAAGAAGTATCTGCTACTGCGCGTGACCTTGTTGCCTTTGAGGACAAGTTCACCAAGTCTGTTGCTTCGCTTGAAACAGATTTTCGGATTACCGATTTATTATGGCTTGCATGGCACTGGTTAGAACGTCAGGGTAAAACCAAAAAGACGTTTGAAGATTGGTGCGATGACGTAGAAACCATTGAAGCGAGTGAACAAAGCCCAAAATAGTTGGGTTGGGCGATAGTTCCCAACACTGGTATTTGGCTTATCTTGCGTGTGAAACTGGTATTGCTCCATCAGTTTTAATGCAAGAATCTGAGCGTATGCTTTTTACTATGAGCATGTACCTGCGTTGGAAAAACAGTCAGGGGAACTAATGGCTATCAGTCAATACATCACAGGTCGTGCCGGTGGTGCTGCCGTACAGATCGAAATCGAAGGTTTGTATTCTGCCCTAGCTCGTTGGTCTAAAGCCGACCCAATGTTTAATAAAGAGATACGCAAGGCATCTGTTCATTTAATCGGTCAGGTGGTTACTGAAGTTCAGGCAAGTGCGCCTAATGCTCCTAATCCACGTCAGGCAATCGAATCAGCTAGAGGATTCAGGGCAAGACCAGACCGTGTCCCGGTAATCAGATTAAGCAGTTCTTCTAACTTCGTATCTCAATCACGCCCTAACCGTAGGCGTAAGACAAAGGTTACTCGTGGCGATGTGTTCTTTGGTGCTGAATTTGGCTCTAACCGTCTAAAGCAATTCCCTGCCCGTTCCCCTAAGTTGGGTGGTGGCAATAGGGGTTATTTCTTCTGGCCTACTATTGAGCGCATGGGGCCTAAGATCAACGCAGAATACCTAAAATCCCTAGATTCCATACTGGCGAATCTAACCAGAATGCGCTAGACATACCGTATAACATCTGCTAACGTCTGACGTATGTACGCAGTTAAGTGGTGGTCTGTCAAGGACAACAAGCCAAAGCCCTATGCCGATACTTGGGCTGACTTTGTAGCTTCGCTTTCTAAGCACGCTGAACGTGAGGACAAATACAAAGGGCATCTATACAGCCCAGTTACCTATGTTGAGAACGGTTATCGCGGTAATAAGAACGTCATTGCCATTAACGCATTCGTTGCTGATCTAGACGGTGAAGAACTAGCCGATACCTTAGATAAACTGCAAGGCTACGAATACATTGCCTATACGACTTACAGCCATAAGGAAGATGACCAGCACTGGCACATTGTCATTCCTTTTGATGAACCCGTACCTAGCCATCAGTGGTACTCAGTCTGGAAGCAGATGCACGACTTCCTAGACATTGTTGGTGACCCACAGACCAGTGACCCTGCCCGTATTTTCTTTGCACCACAGCACGCACCTAACGCTGTGTTTCATACCTTGCGTGGACACGGTGAGATTATGCAAGCACCTGAGTTTAGGTACACAGACAGACCACCTGTAAGCCTTGCAAGACGTGAGCCACAAAGAGCAGTAGACCACTGGGAATGCAGATGCACACTAGAAAAGGTCTGCACCAAATGTGAAATAGAATTTAAGGACATTGACTTATCTAGGTACAATGGAATGAGTCAAAAAGAAATACGGCAAGACATGCGCCGTGAGTTTCTAGAGTTAATGGCAGGTGCTTCTGCCACTTAGGAGTTTTGGTGGCACAGGCAAGCAAAACTTTTGAAGTCAAATTTACAGGCAACACAACTGACCTGTCTAAGTCTTTCCAAAAGTTACAGCGCGATGCAGGCGTTTTAGGCAAGTCGGTATCCACTAGCTCTAACGTGATGCGTAACGCTCTTGCTGGCGTATCTGCTGTTGCTGTTGTGCGTGGTTTGCAGTCAGCTGTTATGGCTGCATCTAATCTTTCTGAATCTATTTCTAAAGCCAATGTTGTATTTGGTAGAAATGCTGAAGCCGTACAGAACTGGTCTAAGACCACAAGCAAGGCATTTGGTATCAACCGTCAGGCTGCACTCGAAGCGGCTGGCACTTACGGCAACTTGTTCCGCGCCTTTGGTTTAACTGAACAACAGTCTTACTCAATGTCTACAAGCCTTGTTGAGTTGGCTGCTGACATGGCTTCGTTCAATAACACTTCCGTTGATGATGCATTACTAGCTTTGCGCTCTGGTCTATCCGGGGAAACTGAACCACTAAAGAAATTCGGTATTGCTCTTACTGACGTTCGCTTAAAAGAACAAGCAATGAGCATGGGTCTTATTAAGACCACATCTGGCGTATTGCCACAGGCTATTAAGACTCAAGCCGCCTATGCCTTAATTATGAAAGATAGCGCACTAGCTCAAGGTGACGTATCGCGCACAGCAGGTGGACTTGCTAACCAGTTAAAATTCTTACAAGCCGGGCTTCAAGATGCTAAGGCTGGCTTTGGTGAAGCATTATTACCTGCTGCGCTTGCAGTCGTATCCGCTTTCAATGACAAGTTACTTCCTGCCATTCAACGTATTGTAGAAGCAATCAAGTTTCAGGGTGCAGAAGGTGGTCTTAAAACTTTAGGCGTTGAGATCAGCAACGTAATAAGTAATCTCAATGGAACTGCAAAGGCCGTTAAAGACTTAATCCTTGTATTTATTGGTATCAAAGTAGTTATCCCAATAGTCACCGGGTTGCGCACAGCTTGGGTAACTCTTTCTGCAACCATTGGCGCAACTGCCACAGCTACTCAGATTGCTGCTGGAGTTATGAAGTCTGCGTTGATAAGCACAGGCATTGGTGCGCTTATCGTGGTTGCTGGTGTATTGGTAGCCAAGATTATTGACATGCGCATTCAGGCTGGCGCAACTGACAAGACTATTCGCATTATGGAAAGCAACGGAACTAAGGCGTTCCGGGGTATGTCACAGGCTGCGCAAGGCACAATCGTAACAATCAACGCCGTAGCTCTAGCCGCAAGTCGCGCTGCTGATGAACTAGATAATGCTGGTATCAAGAGGGTTAAGCAAGGTCGAGTTCCACCTGTTGCCGTTGCAGTTCCTGAAACTGATACTGGACTGGCTGGCACAGCAGGCAAGGCTGCTAAGGCGGCTACTGCTGTTAAGGGATTAAGCGAAGCCGGGAAGTTAGCGCAACAAGCAATGGCTAAGTTAGGCGATGAACTAGCTCGTAGCAATGACATTCTTTCCAAAGCCAAAGATGCTTACGCAAACTTCAAAGACACAGTTAAGGGTGCGATTACTGGCATCATAGATTTTGGTGCTGCTGCTACTGCTGAATCTGGCTCATTTCTTGAAAACCTAGTTGCTCAAGCGGCTAAGGCTGCTGACTTTGGAAGCAAGGTCAAGCAACTTCTAGCAATGGGTCTGTCTGAATCTGCTATTAGTCAGGTACTAGCCGCAGGCGCAGATGCTGGAACTAAGATTGCCGATGAAATTATTGCCGGTGGCGCAACTGTTGTAAATCAAATCAACACGCTTGTTAGTGCCACCCAATCCGTAGCTGATGCCGTTGGTGAGTCGGCTGCTTCACAGTTCTACACAGCAGGTATCACCGCAGGTCAAGCCCTTGTAGATGGTGTCAAGGCGGCTATCGCTGCTGCTGGCTTTACTATCAACGCTGACGGTTCGCTGATAAATCAGGGAGCTATCAACCAAGTCAATCAGGCTATTGCCAACGCCAGAAGCAAGAAGTCCAAAAAGGGTACAAAGATCAGTGCTGGTGAGCGCAAAGACATTCAAGCCCTTGCCGCATCTCTTGGCGTTGAAGTTCCTGCCTTTGCTAAGGGTGGCATTGTTACAGGCCCAACCCTTGCACTTATCGGTGAAGCAGGCCCTGAAGCCGTTGTGCCGTTATCAGGTCGCAATGCAGGTATGGGCAACACATTCAACGTAACTGTGAACGCAGGTATGGGCGCAGACGGTGCTTCTATTGGTCGTGAAATTGTAGATGCCATTAAGAGATATGAACGCGCCAGTGGCCCGGTATTTGCGAGCGCGTAAATGTCTAACCCAGAAACTAAGGTCTACATTGCCTTTGACCTCACAGCATCAGGTGGTTCGTTCTTTGCGCTTGATGATCCAGTTCGTGGCGTTCTTGATAGCGACTATGTTCTTGGTGGCGATGTTCTGGTTGATGTTACTCACCATGTCGCTAATGCTTCTATTTCTCGTGGCAAGTCACGGGAACTAGACCGCTATACCGCAGGCAACGCATCTGTTACCCTGCACAATGACGATAGAACCTTTGACCCGTTCTATGAGGACAGCCCGTATCGTTCCCAGATTCTGCCGCGTAAGCAAGTCGTTATTGAAACCAACGGCATCCGTCAGTTCACGGGCTACATAGATGACTGGGATTTAAGTTACGAGCTAGGCGGTAAGTCTTACGCTTCGATCAGTTGCGTGGATGGTTTCTTGCAGTTATCGGCTACCCAGATTGACTCATTTACAAACGTTGCTCAGTTATCTGGTGAACGTATTGAAACAATCCTTAACCGCCCTGAAGTAGCTTGGCCTGCTGGTGAGCGCGACATTGACCCCGGTCAAGAAACCTTGCAAGCAGACCTAGTACCTGAGAATACCAACGCGCTTCAGTACCTACAACTGGTTGAGTCCACAGAACCCGGCGCATTGTTTATGTCTAAATCAGGTGCGCTTACATTCCGTGACCGCATCACAGTTCCACCACTTGTGGACACCCTAATCTTTGCTGACGATGAACGCCCTGAATCTGTTGGCTATAACAACATTGCCGTTATCTACGGGTCAGAGAACCTTTACAACCGCGTGGTAATTACACGCGAAGGTGGAACACCACAGGTAGCTGACAACCTTTTATCCCAAGACATTTATGGCGTACAGACTTTATCCCTAGACGGGCTGTTACTAACTAGCGATGCTGATTCACTTATTCTGGCTGACTATTTGCTAGGTCGCTACGACCAACCAGAGCTACGATTTAGCAGCTTGAACGTAACCCTGCACGATAAGAACACCGCAGATCAGGCTGAACTTCTAGCAGTTGAAATCCAAGACGTTATCAAGATTGTCTTTACCCCTAACGGAATACCGCCAGCCATTGAGCGATACGGGTTAGTTACAGGCATCAAGCACACCATTGGGATTGACACTCATACCGTCACGTTTGACTTTGGTTCGGTTCAGGACTTCCCTATTGTTCTTGATGATCCGATCTACGGCAGACTTGGTGGCGCGTTGCCGTTATACGATGCAATCACTGCTTCCTACGATGATGACCTTGTACGATACGATGGACAAGAAGAATTCGGATACATACTTGCTTTCTAAGGTGAACAATGCCAACTAATTTTCCAACTAGTGTGGACAACTTTACGAATCCAACTGCCAATGATTCGCTTAACCTGCCTTCACATTCAACGCAACACGCAAACGCTAATGATGCGATTGAAGCCGTTGAAGATTACTTGCTGAATGGT